TGGTTCGGTAACACCATATACAAATGGAATTGTATCCAAAGTAATTCCTCCCTGGGATAAACTTACAATTTCAAGAGTGCCGGTATTACCTAAAGTCCAACCGCCGCTCACTCCCAAAGCAGTTGCACGTATTCTGATATGATCACCGGCTGAGGCAGTAACACCTTCTGGTGCAAGAAGATTTTGATTTACAAGTAGACCCCCGGTACCGCCTATAATTTTGCTAATTTGAATTAAATCAAACTGTTTCCCACCAGTAATTGTATAAGTTGCAACTCCTCCAAAAGTAATGTTACCATTAGGTATTATTACCTTACCTTGTGATATGGTTTCCGTTGCCGAGCTAGGTCTCGCATAAAGTGTTGTTGAAACGGTTGTGTCCCCAAAAGTAAAATTTAATACACCCCAGTCATATACTACTTCTATAATATTATTAATAGTATCACCCCCAATGGTATCATAATTCATCATAAACATGTCTTGAAATGAAACGTTATTCATTACCATGCCGTTATTCACATTTTCCCACAATTGTGTGAGATCATTCCATTTGAACGGCCCCATCGGGGTACTTTTAATTTTACTACCATAACCACCCATGCCCGTCTGTTCGGTCATAGCTGATATAAAGGTTTTCATTGATTTTCCTACAGCCATAATATTCCTTTTAATTATTTATCTATTTTTTGCTTAGGAAATTTTATAGACTTAAATTCCTTCCAGGCAAACCATAAAACTAATACAACAATTATTCCATACCAAAAACTCCACTCCGAAGCTTGGTTTGGTGACCCAAAAAATGGTTCTTTTAAAACGCTGTGTATTGCGTTTCCTTGTTTGTCAAGAGGAGAAATTATTTGTGGGCTTGTGCAGGAAGCTAAAAATAAAATTGTTGATATCAAATATTTCATGATTTATTTCCTCCAGCAGCAGTACCAAAATAGAATCCGACAACAGCCAAAAGAACTTGACGGTTTTCTTCAGCAAACAAGTAACCTGGTATTTCTACAAAATATTTGCGGGTAGTTTCTGGGACTAACCCAAAAAATCCTTCTGGTTGGGTTTGGGTAAACTCTGCAAAAGTTGAAATTCCAAAAAATGGAAGAACAAATGGTGCAGCAACCACGGCAAACAAACAAGACAAGACTATAAGTTGTCTTACTCCTTTTCCAAAATCAAGCGGAACTCTTTGAACAGCCTTATCTTGGTTGTCTGTTGTCTGTTTGTTGGCTTCTATCGCCATTTTAAACATGTCTTTTTGGTCTTGCGCTCTTTGGGCCCAGTAACGGAATAAAAATCCAGTTACTCCTCCTCCAAGCAAAGATATTAATTCTGTCGGCATATATTCCTCAATTCTTTTGATATGAAAGTTGAATTTCTATTGAATCTCTAGTCGTCTCGGCATAATCCATTATTGCTTGTTGATTTTCCATTACAGGCGGGAAATCGAAATGCCATTGTATTAAAATAAAACCTACGTTTAAATTTTTAGATCTTAAAGGTAAACAAGCATAATGAGAAATATTTTCATCTTCAAAAAAGTGTTTAGCATAAGAACCAGACATGGCTTCTACATGATGAATCGTTGGTCTGTTTTCAAGAACTTTATTTAACAATGGTATAAACAAAGAGCATAAAACATTTTTAAATTTTAAAGACTGAGAAATATATCCACGATGAGAAGATTCATGTGTTATGGAGAACTTTCTCATTGATATGCCATCCATAAAATATTCACCATTATGAAATTGCAGAATGCTAACCCTCATTGCTTTACTATTAACACGAAGTTCTGTTAATAATTCATGAATTTCGGTATGAATAGCAATAAAATTATCAGTTTTCTTTTCAGAACTCCAAAACTTTTTTATTCCGTAGCCTAAACCTAAAATTCCTGCTGCGGAATATGCTGCTATTTCAAATATTTTGGGTAAATCCATTAAAAACTCCGTGTCTTAATATTTAGACTTGACGGGCCCTATAACCGGTGTATATTTGTTTACCATGACTACAAGAGAAGATTTATTTAAATTACACCAAGATATTTGCAAAGAAGCCCTAGAATTAATGAAAAAGAAGAATAATGACTATGCTTCTGGCGTGGATCCATTTATGAATTTTCGTAGAGCGGAATATCTGGGATTTGCAACCGCTGAACTGGGAGTTCTCATAAGAATGACTGATAAGATGTCCAGAATTTCTACTTTTTTAAAGAATGGTGATCTTTCGTTGACCAACGAAAGCGTTTATGATGCCATCATAGATATGGTAAACTACAGCATCCTTCTTGCTGGGTTGTTGAAGGACAAAGATCAAAAGAAAATGGGATGAAGTTTTATACTGCATGTGCCTTAAAAGGCAATAAAATTCTTGTTCGCGGTTACAAAAACGGAGAAAGGTTTACGGATTCAGTTTCCTTTAAACCTTCTATGTTTATTCGTTCAGACAAAGATACAAAGTATAAAACTCTGGGCAATATTAAGGTCAAAAAAATGATTTTTGACACTTTATATGATTGCAGAGAGTTTCTTGACCAGTACAGAGAACTGGAGGATTGCCCAATCTATGGAAACACTGATTTTATCACTCAATATCTCATGGAGACTTATCCGGCTGAGGTGGAATACGATCTTTCCAAAATCAAAATAGCATATTTGGATTTGGAATGTGAATCAGAAAACGGATTCCCAGATCTTGAAAGTCCGAATGAAAAAGTAAATCTTATGAGCATCAGAATTTCTGGTGTAACACATGTTATAAGCTTTACTCCAATTAATTTGCCTGATTGCAAAGTTCATATGGTTTCAAATGAAAAAGAACTTTTGCAAAAAACATTTAAAATATTGGCTAATGAGGATATTGATGTAATAACTGGATGGAATGTAAAGCTATTCGATATTCCCTATATAATTGGTAGGGCTTTGCTTTATTTTGATGAAAAAGAAATACAGGGGTGGTTGCCTTTTAATTTGATGAAATGCCGGGAAACCGACATTGGCGGTAAAAATTACAAGATTTATGAATTTCCAGGTTACACAATTCTGGATTACATGGATCTTTACAAAAAGTTTTCTGGAACCAGTCAAGAAAGTTACGCTCTGCAAAACATAGCAAAGGTGGAACTAGATGCTCAAAAACTGGATTATAGCGAGTATGGTTCACTTAGGGAGTTCTATAAGAAGAATTTCCAAAAGTTTGCAGAGTATAACGTCCAAGACGCTATCCTGGTTGAACGACTTGACGATAAATTAAAACTTATTGGCTTGGCTGTTTCTATTGCATATGAAGCAAAGATTACGTATGATACTGTTTTCTTCGCAACACGCATCTGGGAAACCATTTGCTGCGATTATTTGATGCAACGTAATATTGTTCCACCTCTCAAGCGTAGCTATGATAAAGATGAACAATTTGTCGGTGCATATGTTAAAGATGTAATCCCCGGTTTGTATAAAAATGTTGTAAGCTTTGACGCAACCAGCCTGTATCCATCAATTATTATTCAGTGGAACATTTCTCCGGAAACCTGCACCAAAGCTGATTCGTCTATGAATGCAAATCATTTTATGGGCAGTGATAGAAAAGATATTCCAGATCTGTTGGAAGAAGCAGAAAATATAAATTCTTGCCTTGCTTGTAATGGGTCTACATTTACTAGAGATATACAGGGATTTATTCCGATATTAATAGAGCGTACATTTAATCAACGAAAAGAAGCAAAATCAAGGATGATTGAACTTGAAAAAGAATACGAACAAACAAAAAACAAAGATCTTCTACCCAGAATTGCCGCCCTCAAGATTCGCCAATCTGTTAAGAAGATTCTTGCAAACAGCCTTTATGGTTGTCTTGGCAATCCCGCTTTTGTGTATTCATCTCCTGAACTCGCTACGGCAGTCACGGTAACAGGTCAGGTTATTATTCGTAAAGCAGAAATGGCCATGAATGACTACATTCAAGGTCTTACAAAAGATAAAAAAGATTATGTTCTTGCAGTAGACACGGATTCGGTATATTTGAATCTTGATTCTATAGTGCAAAAAATTTCTGAAAAAACTAAAATTGCGGATGTTACTGAATTTATCAATCAAATTTGTGAACAAAAAATACAACCAGAATTGACTAAAGAAATGGAATTGCTAGCCCATTGTCTTGGTTGCAGGGAAAACAAGATTGTATTCAAGCGTGAGGCGATTGCATCTGCCGGGATGTTTATAGCCAAAAAAAGATATGCTCTTCTGGTGCAAGATCTTGAAGGAGTAAGATTTTCAGAACCAAAGCTTAAGATTATGGGTCTTGAAACCGCAAGAAGCAGCACACCATTTGTGGTAAGAAATAAGTTAAAAGACTGCATCAAAATCATCTTGACCAAAACCCCGGGAGAGTTGCGAAATTATGTGAATGAATTTTATGATGAATTTGTTCATTTATCTTTGGAAGACATCGCATCTCCCCGGGGAGTCAAGGGTGTTGCAAAATATGCAGACACTACAAAAATTTATAAAACTGGTACGCCAATTGCAACTAAGGCCGCTCTATTGCATAATGCTCATGTCAAAAAATTAAATTTGACAAAGGATGTACCACCTATAAAGGAAAATGACAAAATTAAATTTGTATTTGTAAAAGTTCCAAATCCATATGGTATGGGCGGAAGGGATGCGGTGATGGGTTTTGTTGGAAAACCACCGCAAGAATTTGAACTTGAAAAATACATCGATAGAAAAAAGCAGTTTGAAAAAACATTTAATGAGCCACTTGAAAATATTTTACAGGCAATTGGTTGGTCTGTAAACAATAAAGTTACTCTTGAATCTTTTTTTGATTAAATGGAGTGTTAAGAAATGGTAAAGAAAGTTAAATCTAGATATGGTGATGAACGAATTATCTCAATTACTGAAGACGGACGTTACAAAATCAAAGGTAGGTCTCTGTATACTCGGCACGGGGATGGTCTATTTGATTTTGAAGGCGGTCCATGCTATATCGTTGGCGATAGATTACTTGATGTTGACGATAACTTAATAATTGAAAAAATAGAAATTGACCAAAACATAGTTGAAAAAGGCTATGCAGGTTGTATACTTACTGCGAGTAAACATGGAAGAAAAAAATAAAATTGACTGTCATGCAATAAACCAATATTGCACACACGAAATAGGCAAATTAGCCAAAATGAAGTATGAAGATATTCCAATTCAAGAAAGATTGGATGCAGTATCCATGTCTCCAATGTTTTCATTTTGGCGAGAAGTGCAAGACACCATGATAAAAGCATCTGAAGAAATAAAAAGATTGAAAGAGGAATTGAACAATGTCAAAATATCTGAAAAACTTAATAAGCAAAATTGATAATCCAGACGCAACCCTAGTTTCTGAAGGCATTGATGGTGCAGATGTATCCGGCTTCATTGACACTGGTTCGTATGCATTGAATGCACTATTGTCTGGATCTATTTTTGGGGGATTACCAAACAACAAGATCTCTTGCTTGGCAGGAGATCCAGCAACGGGAAAGACTTTCTATGCCATTGGCATCGCAGGCCAGTTCCTAAAGGATCACAAAGACGGTGTTGTGATTTATTTTGATACCGAACAGGCAGTAACATCTGATATGTTTACTGCGCGAGGAGTTGATCCTGAGCGTGTAGCAGTCATTCCCGTTGCCACAATCGAAGAGTTCAAGACACAAGCATTGAAGATTGTCAATGACATTCTTGAGCAGCCTGAAGAAGATCGAAAGCCAGTCTTTATGATTCTTGACTCACTTGGGATGTTGTCTACACGCAAGGAGATGACTGACTCCGCTGAAGGCAAAGATGTTCGTGACATGACAAAGGCTCAGCAGACAAAAGCAACGTTCCGTGTACTTACTTTGAAGCTTGGCAAGGCCAAGATTCCCATGCTTCTCACTAACCACACATATCAGGTTATTGGTGCATATGTTCCTACCAAGGAACTTGGTGGTGGCATTGGTCTCAAGTACGCAGCCAGCAATATTCTCACTCTCTCAAAGAGCAAAGATAAAACAGAAGATGGGGTAGTTGGCAATTTTATCAAATGCACCAATTACAAAAATAGATTTGTAAAAGAAAACATGCAGGTAGAGACAAGATTGAACTACACTTCTGGTCTAAGCCGTTATTATGGCCTTACAGATCTTGCGATTAAGTATAATATTTTTAAGAAAGTGTCTACACGAATTGAACTTCCAGATGGTTCGAAGGTATTTGAAAAAAATATTGATGATGAACCTGAAAAGTATTATACTAAAGATATACTAGATAAGCTAGATATTGAAGTACAAAAGGATTTTAAATATGGCCAAGGTTCCTGAATACAAATTTAGAGACGAGATGTTTGATGGAAATGAGAATTGTCCAATTGAAATATTGAATGGACAATTTAGTGGAGTTATTTTTAGATACGGAAAAATCTCTTTAAATGAAACTGCGGATGGCAACATGGAAGTTAATATGAACATAACAATTGTTTCTGCACCAGAAAACTTTAAACAAGAAGAAACAGAGTTTACTCAAACAGTTGGTGAAATTTTTAGTGATATTGTTGAAAAAAATCTAGCAGAAACCATGGAATCAGTAGATCTTGAGGATGATGTACACCAGGATTAATTCTGGACTCAGTTGAAAGTGAAACTATAATAAAATCATGGAAACAGTAATTCTAAAGAACTTGGTACTCAATGAAGAGTACGCAAGAAAAGTTGTACCTTTTTTGCAAGGCGAATACTTTCAAGATAAATGTGAAAGAACCGTCTTCGGTATAGTAAGCCAGTTTATTCTTAAGTATAATAACATCCCAACAAAGGATGCCATTTTAATATCTCTTGAGAATGAAAAAGGTCTTGGGGAAACCGAGTTCAAGAAGTGTGTTTCAATCAGCGAGGAAATGTACAAAGAAGGTGAAAAATCCGACACAATATGGCTGGTAGAAAATACTGAAAAGTTTTGTAAAGAAAAAGCCATATACAACGGTATTATGGAATCTATTGGTATTATAGAGGGCAAGGACAAAGAAAAAACACAAAATGCCATTCCAGAAATCATGTCAAAGGCTCTTTCGGTTTCGTTTGACACAAGAGTTGGTCATGATTTCCTTGAGGACGTAGACGAGCGGTATGAATATTATCATCGCGTGGAGGAAAAGGTTCCCTTTGATCTTGAGATGTTTAATGTCATTACCAGAGGTGGAACACGTAAAAAGACACTAAATGTAGTCATGGCGGCATCTGGCGTGGGAAAGAGTGCATTTTTATGTCACCATGCAGCTTCTTGTCTATCTCAAAATTTGAATGTTCTGTACATTACTTTGGAGATGGCTGAGGAGGAAATCGCAAAACGAATTGATGCAAACCTTCTTGATGCTGATATGCATGTCCTTGAGCAAATGCCTTTGACACAATATGAAAGCAAGGTAGAGTCTCTTAAAAGAACTTGCAAGGGACGTTTGATAATTAAAGAATATCCAACAGCAGCAGCCAACGTAACACATTTTAGAAATCTTCTTGAAGAACTTAAAATTAAAAAGAAGTTTATTCCTGATGTAATTTTTGTTGATTATTTGAATATTTGCTCCTGTGCAAGATTTAAACTTGGCAATGGTATGAATAGCTATACATATGTCAAAGGTATTGCTGAAGAGTTGCGTGGTTTGGCCAAGCAATTCAACATTCCACTATGGACTGCAACACAGGTAAACCGTGAGGGGGCCAAGAGCAGTGATATGGAGATGACAGATACTTCAGAAAGTTTTGGTCTACCTCAAACTGCAGATTTTTTCTTTGCTCTCATAGAAAATGAAGAGTTGGCCCAGACTGGACAACTAATGGTTAAGCAGTTAAAAAATCGTGGAAACGATACAACAAAGAATAGAAAGTTTTTGGTTGGTGTCAATAAGTCTAAGATGAAGTTTTACGATGTTGACAATACCAATAATAATTTGGTTGAAGCAAACAACACAGATGAAGAAGGCTTTGGTTCAGGTGCTGATGGAAAAGCATTTGATCCAAAATTCGGAAAGAAGAAAAATAAGATAGTCAACTGGACGTTTGAGGACGCTAAGTAATGCTATATATTGACAAGAAGTACGTGAATCTTGTTTCGGGGTCACTTGAAAGATTTAAGTGGAAAAAAGATTCATTAGCCACATGTAGATGTTTTAAGTGTGGCGACTCAAAGAAAAATAAGGCCAAGACAAGGGGCTATTTTTTTGAGCATAAAGGAAGCTATGTTTATAAATGCCACAATTGCGGGATTTCTTGCAATTTATATTCTGTACTTGAAAGCATTAGCCCATCTCTCTGCAAAGAATATGCATTCGAAGTATTCAAAGAAAAAAACCCAGAACCAATATTTAAACCAAAACCAGAACCAAGAAAAGCAATTTTTACTGATCTTGGAACCAGGCTTGACATACTCAATGAAAACCATAAGGCAGTAAAATATGTTCAATCTAGAAAAATACCAAAAGAAAAGTATAGCAACTTTTATTACTGCAGCGATTTTAGTCGGGTCATGCAATCTTTTGACAAAACTGGATCTAAGGAAGCCAGGCTGGTCATACCATTCTATGACGAGATGGGCTCGCTTATTGGAGTCCAGGGAAGAGTTTTCGAAGAAAAAGAGATCAATAGAAAAAGTAAACAAGAAAATGAAAAAATTCGGTACATTACTCTCAAAAAAGAAGGGCAAGAAAGACTCTGGTACGGACTGGAGCGCGTAAATCCCCACGATACGGTTTATGTTACAGAAGGCCCGATTGACTCTATGTTTATTCCAAACGCAGTAGCCATGCAGGGAGCTGGCTGGCTTGAAGAGCTCCCACAAAAGATATCAAAATCTAAAGTTGTTTTTATTTTTGACAACGAACCTAGAAATGAAGAAATTGTTTTATTGATTGGAAAGTACATTGATGCAGGAAGAAACGTTGTAGTGTGGCCAGAAGAGATAAATAAGAAAGACATCAATGATATGGTTCTTGCATACGGCGAACCAACCACGATTAAACTTATAATCAATAATGTTTATTCTGGACTGAAAGCAAAAATGAAGTACACTTATTGGAAGAAGGTTTAAAATGGACAATAATGATGATATGTCTGAAGAAGACATTTTAAAAGCAAGCGAAGCATATCTTACTTTTGTGCATCGTTTTGGTGAATATATAAAAGAAATGGATCCAGATTTGTGGTCTAGAGCCAGAGAATACGCAGCAGATTTTACACAAATACCTGGTGTTAGAGTTGAACTTGTAGATAATGATGAGGATGTGAATGATGATACAAACAATGATAAGCGCGGAGCAGACTAAAGTTTCGGTTTTAGATTATGGTCATGTTCAACTTATTGAACACATGGGTTCTGATCTCAGCGTTGTCAACGCTGCAAGGGTCTCCTTTAAAAAAGAGAGCTCTTTTGGTGAAGATGGCAATGTTCAAGAAAAAGACAAAAAACTAATTTCTTATCTCGCAAAACACAATCACTTTACTCCGTTTTGTCACCCACAAATCAGTTTGAGAATCAAGTGCCCTATATTTGTTCGTGCACAATTGGGGAAACACCAAATTGGTTTGACAATGAATGAGGTAAGTCGCAGGTATGTGACTTTTGATCCAGAGATATATGTTCCTCTTTGGAGGTCGGCCCCAACAGATGGAGCAAAGCAGGGAAGCAGTGGTCCAATTGAAGATCTGGATCTCTGTATTAAAATGCGTCAAGAGTATGACGGAATTGCAAAAGAATGTGTTGATCTTTATAACCGTTTGTTGGCAGATGGCGTTGCTCCAGAGCAAGCACGTTCAATTTTGCCACAAGGAACTTATACGGAATTTGTATGGACTGGTTCTCTCTATGCATTTGCCCGTGTTTATAAGCTGAGAATCGATGCACACGCGCAGTGGGAAATACAGCAATACGCAAAAGCAATTGATAAAATAATTGCTCCACTTTTTCCAGTTTCGTGGCACACTTTAACAACTAAATAAAGACACCAACTAGGAGTCTAACATATGGCAGAAATTTTATCACCATTTCAATCGTTTATTTTTATCTCTCGCTACTCCCGCTGGCTTCCAGATTACAATCGCAGAGAAAGCTGGGAGGAATGTGTAGAGCGTTGGTGGAATTACTTTACGAACAAGGTTCCCCAACTTGCAGAACGCCCTGATGTAAAGGATGCGATTTTGAACCTTGAGGTTCTTCCATCTATGCGTAGTCTGATGACTGCTGGACCAGCATTGGATCACGACAATACTTGTTTGTATAATTGCTCTTATTTGCCAATCGATTCTCTTGAATCGTTTGCTGAGTTGTTTGTTGTTCTTATGAACGGCACTGGCGTTGGTTATTCTGTAGAGCGTCAGTACACAGATAAACTCCCAATGGTTGCAAACAAGATTGAAAAACATTTCAACGTAACTTACGTGGTTGAAGATTCTAAGGAAGGCTGGGGCAACGCGATCAAGTTTTTGATGGATCATTTGTATGCAGGTCGCCACGTCAAGTGGGACTTGAGTAAGATTCGTCCTGCTGGTGCAAGACTCAAGACATTTGGTGGTCGTGCCAGTGGTCCAGCCCCTCTTGACAATTTATTTAAATTCCTTGTCAAGGTTTTCTACAATGCACAAGGACGCAAGTTGACTGCTCTTGAATGCCATGATATTTGCTGTGCCATTGCTAATGCAGTAATAGTAGGTGGCGTTCGCCGTTCTGCTATGATTTCTCTCAGCGATCTGTCTGATCGTGAAATGGCTCACTGCAAGAGTGGTGCGTGGTGGGAGCAGGCTGGTTTCCGTTCATATGCAAACAACTCTGCTGTATACCGTGGTCGTCCACCAATGGGCCAGTTCCTTGAAGAGTGGACATCATTGTACAACAGCCACAGCGGTGAGCGTGGAATGATCAATCGCAGAGCCTTACAGGAGCAAGCAGCCAAGTGGGGCCGCGATGAAAACTGTGAGTACGGAACAAACCCATGCTCGGAGATTATTCTAAAGCCATTTGAGTTCTGCAATCTTTCAACTGTAGTTGTTCGCCCTGATGATACAGCAGCAACTTTGAAGAAGAAGATTGAGATCGCTACGATCATAGGAACTGTTCAATCTACCTTCACTAACTTTCCATATCTTCGTCCAGAGTGGAAAAAGAATTGCGAAGATGAAAGATTGCTCGGTGTTAGCATGACAGGCATTTATGATAATAAACTTACCAGTGGTCTTGAAGGTAAGCCAAAGTTGATCCGTCTACTTGAAACCCTGCGCGATCACGCAACAGCAACAAATCTCAAGTGGGCAGAAAAGCTTGGTATCAATCCAAGCAAGTCAATTACTTGCGTCAAGCCAGAGGGAACAACTTCTTGCTTGGTGGATTCTGCATCAGGGCTGCACCCAAGATATGCAGATTATTATTATCGTCGTATTCGTATTGACAAGAAAGATCCAATCTACAATCTCATGAAGGATCAAGGCGTTCCTTGTGAAGATGATGTTATCAACCCCGGAAACACAGCGGTCTTCACCTTTGCTATGAAGGCTCCCAAGGGAACAACCACGACAGAAGATCTGCGTGCATTGGACCACTTGGATCTGTGGAAAACATATCAGGAGCATTACTGCCACCACAAACCATCTATTACCGTAAACTACAAGGACTCGGAGTTTCTTGAAGTTGGGCAGTGGTTGTGGGAAAACTTTGATGTTGCAACTGGCATATCGTTCCTTCCTGGTGGTGATAGCCATACATACGCTCAGGCTCCATTTGAGCAAATTGATTCTGCTACCTATTCGGCACATCCAAAGGTTAAGGTTAACTTCAAGGATCTGTCTAAATACGAAGCCGAAGACAATACTGAGGCAGCAAAGGAATATGCCTGCAGCGCTGGTGGTTGCCAGATAGTCTGATCCTCAATCCTCTGTAGCTCAGCTGGTAGAGCAGAGAGCTGTTAACTCTCGGGTCACTGGTTCAAATCCAGTCGGAGGAGTATAAATAAAAAATTTCACCCAAAAGGTGAAATTTTTTTCATAAATATTTTTGTCAGGGATGGTGGGTAGTTCCACGTAATCCTTTTGGAGTTCTTCGAAGTAGTCTCCATCGTATTACTGAGGAACCACCATCTCTGGCAACGGTATAAATAATTATGTTCACCATGTTAGTCGGCATTGATTATTCTATAACCAGCCCAGCAATTTGTCTTTTCGATGAGAAACGAGAATTTTCTTTCTCCAATTGCTCTTTTTACTTTTTAACTAATACTAAAAAATATGCCACAAAAATTGCTCCAAATATTAATGGAGAAGGATTTGAGGAATATGGCTACGATACTGAAAGATTTGACACAATTTCAGAATGGGCTGTAAATTTGTGTGTTGGGGCTGCAGATGTAGCCATAGAGGGGTATGCTTATGGTGCCCATGGCAAAATTTTTAATTTAGCTGAAAACTGCGGAATCTTGAAATACAAGCTCCATAAGCTTGCCGTTCCTGTGACGGTCGTAGAGCCATCCCGCGTCAAGAAACTCGCTACGGGCAAAGGTAACGCAGATAAACAGGCAATGTATGAAGCCTTCACCAAAGAGACAGGAATTGATCTTGTCAAAATTTTTGAACAAAAATCTTTAAATAATCCTGTTACGGATGTTATCGACAGCTATTATATTTTAAAACATTTGGTACAAAACAAAAATTAACGCACAATTCTTCCGGCATTCATTTTTGCACTGTTATCCAATTTTTCATGGAATCTTTTTGGAACTTGGCCACTGCTTTTAATTTTGTCGATAACTTCTTTAAATTGGCTACCAACAACCTTTTGCGGGGTCAAAGTTGCATCCATAGCTAGAGATGGTGTACTAGCCGCCCAATCTCTTATAATTTTCTTTTTATTGCATTTTGGGCAAGGCTTTTTTGTAGGCTGATCTCTATTTGAAAGACTTAACATTTCATCAAATGAATAATCACATTTTTCACACTTAAAAGCATAGTTAGGCATTTTTATTTCTCTTAAAAGTAATTAGCATGTGATCAAACAAGAATCCATAAGAAGGTTCTTTTGGCTTGTTTTTAATTTCCATTTTAGCTTCTTTGGGTGTTCTATTTCCTTTAGAAAGATTACATGGTTTACATGCTGCAACCATATTAGTCCAGGTAGAACCACCACCCCTACACCTAGGCACAATATGATCTATTGTGGCAGTCTTGTCGCATAGATCTTTACCACAATATTGACAAACATATTGGTCACGGTGAAACACATTTCTACGTGTTGCGGGAACCTTTTTAAATGGTAACTTAACGTAGTATTTTAAAATTAAAATTTTAGGAATTTTAACAATTTTTGATACTGATATTAATTCATAAAATTCTGGACTTGTTTCGTCAACCCAAACTTTATCATTTGACATGAGCTTAAAAGCTTTGCCGACAGTGATAATATTGAGGGGGGTATTGTCTTGATTTAACAGGAGAACCTGTTTCTTCATACCTTTTAAGTATTTATGAAAATCTAAATATTTTACAGCCATGGATAATAAACAAAATAGAGAATTTTATTGGGAAGTCAAAGACTTTTTGGGCAAAAAACCTCAATTGAACGAATCGGTTAATAAGAAACCCGATTCCCTAAAGGATAGCATAAAAAAGATGCTTGTCCAGGGAAATGTTTTACATCAACCAATTTTACCAAATAAGCAAATTGTTAATGAATTGTTGTCTCTATCCGAAAATACAATTAGAAATGTATCTAATTTTATCGAAGACTCTGAGGTAGAAGTAAATAAAGGAAGAACAGACTCTAAAGCTTTTACTTCAAATATAACAGAGAATTTATTTTCATTACAAAAAAAAAATTTACTAGCTGAACAATACGGTGGCTTGGGTGGTGGAGGTGGCGGTAGCCCAAATTCACCTAGCCAAGATGATGAACGCAAATTGATGCGTCAAGAGAGAGTTAAAAGAAGACAAGACGCACTTGATCAGCGCATAAGAAAGAACCAAGAGGAAGCAGAAGCAAGAAGGCTAAGAGTTGCTGAATTGGCTCGTCAAAGACAAGTAGACAGAGAAGCAGAGGCCGAAAAAGAATTGGGTTCCCTCTCATCTGACCCAGATGAACGCAGAAGACAAATGAAAGCTTGGGGAACTGAAAAAGCAAATCAAAGACAAGCAGAAGCTATTTCATCAGAAGTCGATAGACTTTCTGGTATGTCTCCAGAAAGCATGACTGATAGCGATAAAGCAAAACTCAGAATGTTGCAAATTCAAATGCAAGATGCAAAAACAAAAGAAAGAGTTTCTGGGTCTTTAGCAACAAAAGCAGAAACAGGTGGCCAGTATGGTCCATCACCAACAGGTGGAAATATATCATCTGAGCCAGGAAGAAGCAAAATTTCTTCTGTTATGGGAGTAGACCCAAGTAGTCTTAATGTAGTAAAGAGCAATATACCAGATACAAAAATTTCTGGTACATCGATGACTCGTTCGCAGTTTAAAACTATGACTGGAAGAGAATACAATGCTTTTGATAAACAAGATCAAAACTTAGTACGTGGAATTGCCAGCAGATTTAAAGAAGGAAGATTTGTTGGTCAACCATATGGCGCTTCACAACCATTAAGTGACACTGCAAGATCTTTTATGAGCTCAAGGCCAATTGAACCGTTAGCAACACCAAGCATAGAAAATACCGCTAGAGAACTTGGAATAGGTATGTCTGATCTTCTTCGACGTTCTCCATATGCAAGAAAGATTTATGGGACAACTCCAAAACCAAGACCTACATATTAAAGAATAAGCAGTTTATGGCTAGAAGCTTACATCCATTAGTAGAAAGTATTCTTGAAGAAAGATATCAACAAATTCTTTTGAATGAGAATATTGCTTCTGATGCATGGGAAGGCGTAAAAAGTGGATGGGGAAAGTTTAGAGGTTCGTGGGAAAAAAAACGGGAAGAATTGGGTCAAAAATTACAAGATATTGCTGTTGATACGGGGTTTGCAGATTTTGCCTCAGAATATATTCCCGGTGTTGCTGGAATGTCTGTAGTTGAAGTACCCCTATCCAAACAAGATCCAAAAGCCTACGATAAAGCTCGCTCAGAATTAGCCACCGAATTAGTTAAAGCAAGAAAACAAGCATTTGATAATAAAGAAGCTGATGTCTCCGAAACTGATATTTTAAGCCGAGCAATTGGCAACAAGCCAGAATTGGCAAAAATATTAACTAAAGATGAATATGAAAGTTTATCTGGAGGCAGTATAACAAATCCTTTACAGATTAATGTAAAAAAGACAGACAAAGAAGGTAGAGAATCGGAAAGCCCCGCCATTGTAATGCAAAAATGGTCTGGAATGGATCAGGGTGCAGAAATTTTGTACAGAACTTTAAGGGGTGCTGAAGAAGGTCTTTTGACTCCAGAAGGAATTGCAACGGGAGCCGCCTTTGGTGCTGGATTTAAAGCCGCTGGTGCCGCTGCTGGTGCCGCAGGCAGAGCATTGGTTCCCAAAGTGTTGCCACAGGCAACAAAAGTAGCACAATTTATTCCGGGTGCAGCTAGAGCAAGAGGTGCTGAAGAACTGGGTACGGCTTTAGGACAAAAGGCTGTTGGAGCAGCTGGTCTTGGTTTGGTTGGTGTCGGTGCGTACCAAGCAAAGCAGGCGGATAAATTACCAGAATTTAGTGGATCGCTTCTTGGGGGAATATTACCTTTCGGTGTTGGTGCCAAAGGAGCAGAAATAACTGGGAAAGGCATAAAAGCGGTTAGAGCTCCAGAGTTAAATGTATTGGGTGAACCACTACAAAAAGTTTCTGGACAGGAACCAATTAAAATGCCCGAGCCAGAGTGGGTTGGGAAAAAGTATCCAGAATTTAAATTACCAGAAAAAATCGAATCACCAAAAATAAAAAATCCAAAGCTAGAAACACCAAAAGAACAAGAGCCAAAAATAACACAAGAACCAAAACAAGAAATTGGTTATGGTGAATTTAAAGCGGTTCCAGAAACTTTACGTGATTTGGCAACAGCGAGACAAGAGGGGCGCGGAACATGGACTCCCGGTTCCAAACCTGAAAATTATTATAAATTGCAACCAGAAATTTGGAAATTTGGACAACAACCAGGTGGAAGATTAATTGGAGAACCTTTAAAAGTAGAAGTTCCATCAGAAACAAAAAAATCAATCTATGATGTTGGAAAACCACAACAATCTCCATTTGATCGTGTTTTCTTTCCATATGGTAAACCAGCTGGTCCCGGCAAGGTTATCTCCGAACCTGTAGGTTTACCAAGAATTCAACCAGATTCTCCTGCAACAACAAAGGCTCCAACAACTGGTCAAAAGATCTCCGCAACAGGAAGAGCGATTGGTGGCGCATTAACATTAATTGGCCCAGAAGCACTAACAAGAACTCCAGAAGTAAAAACACCAGCATCAGAAGTTGCAAGAACTGTTGCACCCAAAGAAAACCAACCAAAAATTGTTTTGAGAGAACCTGCAAAACAATCTGAAACAAAAACACAAAAAATAGAAATTCAAACTAAAGAAAAAATCGGTGGTACTAAAGAGAATGCACCGATAGGTTTTGTTTCACAAGATAAAGATAAAGAAACAACTATAAGAACAACCAAAGAAACAGAACAATCTGTAGATAAACAAAAAGAAGATACAACCAATAAAGTTGAAAAAATTGAACCCAGTGTTTTTCAAATTGGAATACAAGATTTAATTCCTCATAGAGTAAAAGATGCAATTAGAGTTACCGATACTATTACTAATACAAAATTACCTCCACCACCTCCACCATCTCCACCTCGACAACTAGAAAATCGCGGAAAATCACCAAAACCAACAGAAAAAATTCCACCTATAGTGCCAGGAGGAACAAATACCGCAGGTAGTGCCGGAATGCGGTTTGAAAAAATGCGTGGAGCCATGGTTAATAATGACATCAATGCATTGTTGAGGAACATATACTCCATTTCTCAAACATTGTCAATTGCTTAATCATTTAAAAGTGTTATAATTATTATGTGGTATTGTATACATGAAGAATTTCATACATAAACATATTTTATTGGAAAATCAGTTAAAAGAAGTTACTGTAGATGGGAAAAGATTTTATGAAACTCCCGGTGGTATATTTCCCAGTGTAACAACTGTAACTGGTTGGGAAAAACAAAATTTTTTTGCTGAGTGGAGAAGAAAAAACCCAGAAGAAAGCAAAAGAGTCACAGTCCGTGGCACAAAATTTCACGGAATAATAGAAGACTATTTGAATAATAAGGAACTTGATTTTGAAAATATGATTCCAAATTATAAAGTTCTTTTTAATTTATTAAAACCAGAATTAGATAAAATTGACAATATTACTGCAATCGAAACACCACTGTGGTCTAAAATATTGGGTTTGGCTGGAAGAACGGATTGTATTGCAGAGTATGACGGCAAACTTTCCATTATAGACTTCAAAGCAAGCACAAAAGAAAAAAGAAAAGAAGATATTGAAAATTACTTTTTGCAAGCCACTGCTTATGCTCTGATGTATCAAGAGCGAACAAATATAATAGTTGAAAATTTTGCAATATTAATTTCTTGTGAGGATGGATTAAAGCAAGTATTCCAGGGAAACCCATTACAATACGTAAAAAAATTAAAAGAAACAATAAAAAATTATAGGAAAAACCATGAAATACCAAGAGCTGAGAACGCTTGAAGATGCTGTAAATAAACGTGGAACAAAACTCTGGACTATGATGAACGATAGTTCCAAAGCAGCAAAACAGCGTGATATATTTGTAGCTGAACATGGAGGTTTTTTTAAACGAGAAGGAAGATACTGGAAATGGATTTGTCCAGAGGATGAACAGAATGGCTATTGGTTAATAAACATCCAAACAAATCAAAAAGAGTTTTTCAGCAACATGAGCGAGTGGGCAATTGCTCACGGAATGACTGCTGTTAAAGTCTGTGAACTTTTGAATGGCAAAAGAAAGACATATAAAGGTTGGACTGCAATAGAATTGAGAGACGTAAAAGAAACAACAGGCTCTCATGTTAAAGTAAAGAAAGCAAAAAGAAAAAAAGTAGCAATTACCAAGGATATCACATTTCAACACATTGAAACTAAACAAATTTATAATACTCAAAACATAGCAAATTTTGCCAAAGAGCATGGTTTAGACAGAAAATCCTTGTATAAAGTTGCAAACGGAAAAGCCAAAAGCCATAAAAATTTTGTATTATACAATCCATTTGCCCAAGACCAGAATTTTAATAGTGATAAATAATTTGAGATGAATTTCAAGCAACTTTTACAGCTCGCAGAGGCTTCCCGCACCGCTTCGGATTCGTTCAGAACGACTGGGGAGGCTATGGCTAAAGATAAGGCCAAATCCGGTGCGCCAGACGCAAAAGCCAAGGATGCAGCAAGAAAACGTGCAGAAAGAGCCAAACAAGTTCCAAGAGAAAGAAAATCTAAGGGAGAACTTGTAAAAGAAGTTATTGCGGTAAAAACCGCCTCTGGCAGAGTACAATTAATTTTTAAAGATTCTTTTAATAAAGACGCCCACACAAAGCTGAACAAGGGCGATGTGATGACAGAGGACGAAGCTAAGCAATTCACAAGTGATCCAAACTTTGAACAGACTCGCGCTTCAACTTTGTTGTTTGGAAATTTAAAAATGAAAGAAGAGCCCAAAGAAAAGAAAAAGGGCGAAAAAGAAGAAGAACCATCTAAAAAATCTCCAAAGAAAGAACAAGGAGATGCAGAAGAAAAGGAGGAAACTCCAAAAGCTAAAAGGCTGTCAAAAGAAGAAATAATGCAGGCCATGCTCAACATGACACCAGAGCAACTTGCATCGATGCCACCGGAGGTTCAGCAAGACTTCTTTGAGCGACTTCGTTCGCCAATGGCTGCTAAAGATTTTGATAATCTTACTTTTGAAAATCTCACTACAAAATTTGGTATCAATACACTTTCAAGCGTTCCCTACAACCAACAGGTGTTAAATGCTTTGTTGTTTGTTGCAAAAATAAAAGCTGGAGCAAGCGATCAAGAAATGCAAACATTGGTTGCACAAGCCGCTGCCTCTTTAGATTTTACGAAGGGGGCCTTCTTGCAAGCATCCAAAATTCTTTCTCAAATTGGTGACCAGTGCATTCAAAACTTGGTTTCAAGCATTGAATCTGGACAAACAACCATGTATGCAGAGGGAGCGCCAGAACTTGAATGCGGTGATTATAGATTTAAAGTTTCTGCTGGTGGAGAATTCACAATTTCCACAAACTCTTTGAATCAAAGTGGTAAGATTGTAAAAGGAATAATTGGAAACGCCATCTCAAAAGCATTTATGGATCCCGAAGTAATGAAGACAGATCCAAATGTGCAGGCTTTTATAAAGGGTGTGGATCAACAATCTAAAAATTTTGGAACAAGATTACTTCCAGATGATGTTTTGATTGCTATAACGAAAGATCCAAATTTAGCGCAACAATTCCAGCAGTACCCAGTTATTTCTCCGGACGGAAAAAATCTTGGAATGGTGTTGGACAAAAATGGAAATATTAATCCAGCAGTTTCGGTAACAGCATTCGAAAACCAAGTTCAAGAGGCTGGAAAAGGATTATTTAAGAAAAATAAGTCAAGCCTTTTTATGAAAAAGGTTGTATCAAATGTTTTAAAATCTTCTCTGAGAGGAGATGACTTAGCTGATCCTAAAAAAGCACCAAACCACGTTATTACTGTTAACGGTATTTTCCCAATTACAGATGATTACATTGAGGAACTTTCTAAAACAGCAAAATTGGATGTTAAAAAATCAGAAGAATCCATTAACAACGAGAACATTTCTTATTACAAAAAATCAGCTCTTCAAAACATGCAAAGATGGAGAACTGTAGTTGAGCAAGCAGAAGAATTTGATATTGAAAAATTATTTGTTGACCGTCAAGGAATTGACCCACTGGGAATTTTGGTAAATAATTTGATGAATTCTTACACGATTGACATAAATGCTAGCCTGTTGCCTGGATTTAAACCAGAAGAAATAAATGCTATAGAATACAACTATGTCAGAATAGGTGGAAAGACCACAAAAATTCCTGTGGTTAGAAACGAAAAGATAACCAGTAAACTTATTGGCGAAGATTATGATGTTGTTAATGAAATGATAATAGAGTCATTAACAAATAATTTCTTGTTGTCTCATTTGTGTAAAGCAAACATTTTAACTGACGAAGAAACAACAGCCATAACAAAATATGGTGTTGCTCTTCTTCAAGAAGAGGATTTGCGTCAAGGATGCCTAGTTCCAATATTAAATAAAGTTTATTATAGATTTGAAACAAATTTGCAACCAATTTTAAATGAAGTTTTGAATAATATAGAAGAAGAGTATAAGAGAAATTATAAAAAAGAATATAGGAATTATCACGGAAAGCCAAAGCAAAGAAAACAAAGAGCTGCTAGAACAAAGGCCCGTGAAATGATGATTAAAAAAGGAATGGTCAAAAAGGGTGATGGAATTGATATTGATCATAAAAAACCATTGAGATCCGGTGGTTCAAACGGTATAAATAATTTACGTAAAAGAAAAAAATCTGATAACAGGGCCGACAATGGACACAAAAAAGGTGAAAAACAGGACAAGGACTGGAAATGATATCTAAAACCACCGAAATTTTATTAGAAAAAGTATTCGCCAAATCAGGTTTGGGCAAGTGGTTTAATAGAGAATCTGCTGGTGGTGGCCCGGGGTGGGACAGATACAATACAAAGGGCGAAAGAGTTGGTAAATGTGGTGATGCGGACGAGGGGGATCCTTATTCAGCTTGCCTCAGCAAGCAAAAAGCTCAAAAACTAGGTAAAGAAAATATTGCATCTTTTGTTAGAAGAAAAAGAGTTGCCCAAAAGAAAGCTGGAAGAGGTAAAAAGGGCACAGGATCAGCAAAAGGAAAAAGACCGGTGTACGTTAAAACTGGTGTTACCGAAGTAAAAGAATGTTTTGACTTGTTTTTGGTTGAAGGAGAAAGTTCAGTGTTTACTATGAGTTTTGATACAATACAAGCTCATGAACTTCTTCCATGTGATATTATAATCAATGAATCTGGGGAAATGCTTGAAGTTGATTTTGTAGAGTTAACTGAAAATGGAATAAACGTTGTATTTTCTAATGAAAATTCTGAAGAGATTTATGAAATGTTTGATGGTTCAACCGTAATGGGATTTGTTGATAATCTTGAAGAAACCTCATTTAATGAATTTGGCGACAAAATTTCAGTTCATGAAAGTGAAGGTAAAAAGGTCAAATTAAACAAAATAATGCGTGGAGATGTAAAGAAATATAAAGTTTTTGTTAGAAATGACCGTGGTAATGTAGTGAAAGTCAATTTTGGCGATCCGAACATGGAAATTAAACGAGATGACCCGGACAGAAGAAGAAATTTTAGAGCACGACACAATTGTGATAATCCTGGCCCAAGATGGAAGGCTCGGTATTGGGCATGCAAAACGTGGAGTGCAAAACCAGTTTCAGCGATGTTGAGTGAGGAAGAAAATTTAACAGAAGAAAAGAAAAACAAAGCCAAAAATTCCAAACAATGGAGTTCTTGCATTCAACAAGCTAAAGCAAAATTTGACGTTTATCCATCGGCTTATGCTAATGCATGGGCAGCTAAATGCTACAAAGCAAAAGGCGGTAAGTGGAAAAAGGTAACAGAAGAAATTGCAAGAAAGACCGTAGACTCCATTGAGGGTATTGATTACAACCCGGACCTTTATGGCCTCATAAAGAACAGAAATAATCACTTCTAAATATTAAAGAATACCATGAAATTTAAACAATTACTAAACAAAATTAGCGTATTGCAAGAAAATGCCCCCGAACACACAGAGGGCGGTGGTCTTTATATTGGTGATCCACAACATGCAAATAAAGGCAGCGCATTGACCGACAAAGGAACTTTTAATATTAAGCTTCCTTATTCTATAGATGGAATAAATGCCATGTTGTATGGAATGAGCACCCGAGAATATATTGATCCAGATGGTGTTTTGGCCGTAGTAAAACAAAAATTAAATCATTTTGGTTTTGATTTTGATTATAAAAATTCACTTAAAGACGGCCCAAATGTATTTCAATTAGTTCAATATGGAAGTCCACAGCTTGGAATCTATGGTCAAAATCCATATGATGATGTAAACGAAAAGGGCTTTAAACAAGGTGATGGTATAAAGGAAAAACTTGGTTATTGCCTTGCTTTGGTTGTTACCGTAGAAAAACAACCAAATCATTTGCGTAAAGTAAACATGGTCATTGCACCTAGTGAAGATCTTGGAATGAACGGTGGTAATGACTGTGGATGCAACAATTAATTTGAAAGAACATACATTTAAAATTTTAACAGATGAAAATTTTATTTCTTTCTGTCAAAACTATTATTTTAATGCAGAGTGTTCTGGAAAAAATGAGTTTGTTGATGATTTAAAAAGAATAAAATATGTGAAAAGATTATTACAAAAAATACATAAGCACAAAACTTTAAAATCAATACGTGAACGCTTAATAATAAATCATATAATAATATTAAAAAATGTATTCGGTGAAGAAAATTGTTGCCGAATATTATTTTTTAAGCTTGAACCAAAATTGCATTCATATTTAAAATCTTTTTTGGTTTTTTTGGAATTTAATATTAAAAAAATACCAGAAGTTGAATACCATAAAATTAATACCGATCCCAGAGTTGATCGAAAGTTGTTGATGGCTGAAAACTAAATATTTTTATATGCCAGCATCCTCAAGCTTTGTATCATCATTCTCAATAGCTTCGCTGGCGCAGGCGATTGCAGCTCCATTCACCGCGCTTACAGCATATAGTGCTGGGGCAATTGACGAGCAAGGAAATCTGTTAAAACCCGAGAGCAGCATAGATCCTTTTGAATATTTTGTCATAAAATTAAAAAAAATCTTTTCTGAGTTGCCCATGTCTTACACTAAGGCTAGGTTAGCAAACTACTCATCGGCATTTCAATATTTTACAGAACAAGCCAAATCTTTTGGTATTTCTGAAATAGAATTCATTATGTTTATGGAAGGCTACATCCAAGGTGGAAAATTGTTAAATGAAGACATGGGTGTTGGTGCCATGGGTGGAGCTGGGGCTCCTGGATCTTTGAGCACTCCATCAGAATATGAAAGTAAAGGTGGCGTTGCCGGATATGATGTTAGAATGGCTGCTCCACTTTTTAGAAGAACCCCAGTAGAAATATTTGATGTTGATCCAGATGAATTTGATCAATTTAAGAATGCCAAAGCGTGGAAACATATCCAAGACAGTGCTACTAAAAGATATTTGCAAAGATTTCAAAGAAGAAATCCAAATGGTAAGATGGCTCTAAAAACAAAAAGACCAGATACCGATGAACATGAACTTTATTGGATAACTTATGCTCCAAAAAGTTTTATGGAAGAATATAATTTAAACAATATTGATTTTTTAATTGAAACTAAAGAATCAAATAAAGAAAGAGAAAAATTGGTTTATGATTCTTTTGGTAGCCTATTGGATGCCAAAGGTTTTAAAAAAAATTCAGACGCAAGAAAAAAAGAAGACCTACAAGTAGGTGAATATGGGGTTTTTCACCCATCAAATGAAAAAACGGACATAGTTGTTCACCACGATTTATCTGGTGATGCGAACTATTCACACATTGAAACTAAGTATCAACGCCATGTTCCCGGACGAAACTCAACGACTTATGATATTGTAGTTCCACACAGTGAACTTGAAATCGATTCTGCCACTGGAAAATCTCACACATTAAATCCATCAAAAATTATTCAACACTTTGGCGAATATGGTAAAAGTCAAGCGAGAAAATTTTTAAGACGCGGTGCAGATGTTGTGAAACAAAGCATATCATCAATATTAAAATCAAAAGGTGGGATGATGATTGTTGGTAATAACAAAAATGTTCACATAACACATAATACTGAAGAGGGTTCGGACAGAGTTCACGACGAAGCGTTATTAAAACATCTTGGATTAGAAGCCACTCATATGTCTGCAGATTTATCTAAATCTGGAAATCCATACTTAGGCAACATAGGTAGAGAGGGTGGAGGAGAACACGTAAAACTTCGCGTTTCTGCTCCTAGACATGTAAAAAGAAACGGTAAATTGGTTGATACAATAGAGTCTCAGCAAAAAAATGCCGAGACTCTAAAAATACCACATTTAGGTAATATCAATCTTGAATAAAATTTTTCTTTCGGCAGCAATTTGGTTTGCTGCATGTGTTTGCTCTTCTCGCTTCTTCAATAATTTTTGAATGTGCGTCATCCCAACCAGCATACCACTCTTCAATGAAGACAGGATTTTCACTGGTAAAGCTGGTTCTGGATACGCCTTTCATTCTAGCTTGAAATCCCTCACTATAAGCCGAGCCTGGTTTGTATTCACTCATTTTTCATCCTTTGGTACAATTTTAATTTGTGAAAGAAGTTTATCTAAAGCCTTTACGTGTGCCATTTGTTCGGTAATTGCGAGATAGCCACGAATTTCAATAAGTTTCATGTAATCTTCTTGAGAAAAAATCGTAGTCTTTGGCAAATTATTTTTTGATTTATTTCTTCGTTGATTGTTTTTTGGTGGCAACTGTTTGGCCCATTGATTTAAAATATCATCCATGTTTAAATATTCTTTCATGTTATCCAAAAACTCTTCATTGTTTTGATTGTTTCCAAACATCTTTTTAAAGTTTTCGCTAGGCCCATAATAAAAGAACCCACCTGGAATCCAGTTATTTGGATTGTTGGGTTCATCGTCGCTATTTTGCCAATTGGTAAAATCATTGTGGTCAGAATTATTCATGTTACTCCTTAGTTAGTGTCAAAAATTTGCTCGTAAACAGATTTGCCACGATTGTCGGTGACAGAAATGTATCGAACATGACGCTCCATTGCGTCAGTAATATTTAGAGGATCGTTTGGACCAAAAGCCATGTGCTTGATCCAAGCAGGACAGCCCCCAAGAGAAATTCTGACTTCATTACCAGAAACATCTGTTCCATAAAAATCAAAAGTGCATTTTTCTCCGTCATAGTAAGTAAAAAAACAATCAACATGATCGTATTTTTTACGGAGATCCGAGAGTGACATTTGTGATTCGGTTTTAGCCATTTGGTAACCTTGCTTGCTTGACAGAAGTGGGAAGTTGGCCAATTTCGTCAAGCTTTCGAAGAGTGGCAACTTTTGCATTCATTAAAGCTTCTGCGCGTTGGCGCTTTCTGCGTTCATGGCTGCGCTTGTGTTTACGACTAGTAATGCGTTGCTTTGAGTTAGGCATGTTAATAGTATATACTTATAATGTTATTAGTCAAATAAAAATCCCGGTTTTCAGATGCGGGAAACCGGGGAACCCCACTGCTTTAAGCAGCCATTGCCAATTCGTTGGCAATTAAATTTGCAACTGTTGTTTCACGTTCCTCGTTGCCAGTAACGGGTATCTCCTTCTTCATTACTTTGCGCCAATCGAAGCCAGTTCAGCCCCTGATTCCCGAAGCCTAGGACTTCGGGGATTGCCCCGCTGCTACGAGGACTTTACTCGCCATCTCTAAGGAATTGCAGAATCCTTCGGTTAGGCTAATGGAGCCGAGGGGAATCGAACCCCTGTGTTGTCGCATTTCAATCCGTTATCAACAATACCATTTTTATTTAGTTGACTTTATATCGTAATAATAATTGTCATCGTGGCCGTCAATAATCCACCTGTCACTCTCTCCTTCGCATTTCCAGGCTTTGTTGTCCACCTTAAAATCTGGTTTCTCTGGGAATGGTTTGGTTACAAATGACATGTTCTTCCAAAAAATTCTATTATTTGGTTGGAGTGTATAGTTTCCATTGTCTAGTGCAATCATGTGGAGACACTTGTATTGGGTAGGTTCCTCAGAATAGGCATTTCTGTACCAATCAAAAGTCATAACATAATCACCCCAATGTTCAGAATGATCTTTCAAAATAACCTTCGCCCTGCAATCAAAAAGAGCATCATACTCTATCATGGATACATTTTCATGAAAACAATCCCACAATTGAAGATGGTCTAATGGCATCAATGGGGCATCCGGTTTCCAGCAGAGCATATGCACAGGAACGCGGCTGCGGACGATGCCATAGTCAGTCATAACATGGAAGGTCATGGCATATCCGGCACAAGATTGGGCACCAAATACCAAAATTTTGTCAAATTCTCCCACATGATCCTGGTGCTGATACATGTGCTCTTTTCGCAAATAGCAGTAAAAATGAGGGATGTTAATGTTATGCATAAAAGGTGATATGGGATTTAAACCCATTTGTCCAACTTTGTCGGTCGATTAACCGTAGACCGTTTTACGCTGGCAAGACTCTTCTCAAGACTGCGTGTTCTCACCACGCCGATCACCTAATGCGAGCTGAAGGATTCGAACCTTCGTAGGCAGAAGCCAGCAGATTTACAGTCTGCCCTCGTTGACCACTTGAGTAAACTCGCTACT